CCATTTCAGGTCCGAATGCCGTATTTCTTAAAAATATAAGTATTGCCTCAACGTCTCCTTCTAACAAATCATCAATACGAACATCAGGTTCGTAGATTTTAGACCTCAATAAAGTTTGAGTCATGTCGTTACCTCCACCCATGAGAATGTTTTCATCATTTGCAGTAAGGTATCCAACTTTGATTGATTTTTTCTTATTCTTGTAGAAGAGACCGTGTGTCGGTAAAGGAACAACGTCGTGAGGTAACGTAAAATTAGATTGTCCGTGTTCTATTGATTGATTATCCATATAAAAATTTAACCGTAAAGTTTAGTGCTTTACGGTTAAATATAATTGTATTTGAATTTTAATAAATAGTATCTTGATAAATTAGTAAACAAGTACGCAACGGTCCATCCTAAGTGTTGCATTAATTGTTGCCAATGCATCTTGTGCGTAACTTAAAGAGTTGAAGTTTACATCGGTTAAGAAAGTACCATATAAAATCCACTTTTCTACAACAACACCGGTTGGGTCCAACATTTCGAGGTCAACATCTTTCTTATAACCCGCAGCATAACCCATACGACCTGTCACAGATTCAGCATGTAAACGTACCCACTCCATAAGTGCCTGAGCTGCTGACGGTCCAATCGGATCTCTAAACACTGCTGGAATTGTTTGCCAAGTGAATTTACCTGCAACATAAGTTTCAGTATTCAAGAAAGGGATTGGAACTGGGTTTATAATAATATGTGGTCTTGCTGCAGATTCAACAAACCATTCATTTATACCAAGAGATGATGGAAACCTTAGGATAAAACGATTCTGTCGTTTTGGTTCGTAAGGAATCGGCATTTTCATTAACAAATCAGCCATGTGTTTTTAATTTTTTTGTTTTTGTTATTTTATTGATAAATATATCCTTTCACAAAAATTTTTCTATTTACTTTTTTTTTGAAAACGATATTCTTATTTAACTTCCTGCTTAACTCCTCCAGCAGTAGAATAAGTCTTTACTATATTATCTGGTTTATTTTTGAAGTGTTTTTGCATTACTTCTATATTTTTTGGATCATCGTCACTAAATCCTATAGATAAGTTATCTGGATTAAATTTATTACTAATATCCTTTTTTAAGAATGCTCTTTTATTTAATACTGCTGCCATAGCTTTAATATAATTTACAAAAGCCTCCATAGCCTCTACTTTAGCTTCTTCAGGATTAACAGCTCCTTGGTCATCACCAAAAGACACTGGATGATACTTATTAAGTTCCAAATATGACTTAATTAATTCTTCATCACTCATTTCATCTTCACCTACAAAAGACCGATATTTTTTAAGATTTTTAATTAACTCGTCTTTATCTATCCCGTTGAACCCTTCTATAATATAATTATAAATTGCTTCTTTTATAGTGTTTGGATTGTGTCCCCTCGCAGTAATTATAGCAAATATTGAACCGTTATTGATTGCTTCTCTGAAATCATCAAACGCTGGACCTTCTTTTGCCCTCATTGCATCCACCAAAAAATCTTTGTCCCCATCAGTTCTAAAGTTTCTAAATGGAGAGTCACTATAACCTACTATTGTGTTACCTTTATAATTAAATGGTTCTTTTCCTATTTGATGTCTAAACTCAGCGAAATCATCAGTAGACATCCCAACCTCATTACCACTCTCATCTTTAACTAAAATTTTAGTCGGCATATGAACTATATTATCGTCCCAATCGAACGCATAATATTTTAAGTCTGGTGTACCCTCACTTTTGAATCCTTCTGTAAAAACTTTTTTCATTTGGCTAAAGGGGGGATTTTACCCCCCTATTAATTATTAGATATTTTCGAACGAAGCTCCTGTTGGAGTGATGAAGAATTCGATATCGATGAATTCTAATGCCTTCGTTGGTTTTAAGTATATCTTTCCTGTTAATGTATTTCTATCTAAATCTTCAGGTGAAGAAGAAACTGTTACTCTAAAGTCATAAAGACCTCTGTCTCTTCTGATTGAATCTAAGATAGGGTTAACACTATCTAAGAATTGTTGTCTAACGATTTGGTCGTTTTGTTCGAACAACAATCTTACCGCTACTGCTGAAATCAACTTACGAGCTTGAAGTAACAATCTTCTTACGTTCAATCTATTAAGTGCTGTGTCAGCGACTTGTAAGGTTTTGTTACCCCAAATTACAGTTCCTACATCAGAGAAAGTTGCGATAGGGTTAATTCTACCTTGGTACAATGTGTCTCTATCTTCTTGAGTTAATTTAACTCTCGCTTTGATTGAGTTTACAAGACCTCTTGTGTAACCCGCTGATGCGAACCATGGGAATGCAATGTTATCTGTTAACGCTAAGTTTCTACAAACTTCACCTGTTGGAGGTAAGTAGATTTGTGTATTGTTTACAGTATCTCTTACTAAAATCCATGGGTAGTAAGTCGCCGTATAGTTAGAATCAATTCCTGTGTTATCTAAGTTATCAACCGCCTCTTGTGGGTAGATGATATCTAATGAGTTTGTTCCATCAGGAGTAAACATTAGGTAATCAGGAGTTGTTGCGATATACACAGAATCAGCTCTTGAGTATTGTACCATGTCGATAGCCTCCTCAACAAGGTTTGAGTTATTTACATAATCAATTGCTGAAGTTGCGAACACGTTAATGTTAGTTGACTCGGGGTTAGCAAATGTTAAGATACCAAGTAAGTAAGCGTAATAGTCAGTGTTTGCAAAATCTTGAGTATTGTTTTGAACAACTATTCTTTTGAATAAACCTTGACCTGTCGCTGTTGGGTATCTTGCCGATACTGAAGCTCCCGCTAAATAACCTGTAGAACCTAATTGGAATCTATCTAAGTTTGTTCTTGATTCTCTATAAATGTCCCAACCATCAAATCCACCTGCAAAACATACTGTGTATTTTCTTGAGTAAATAAAGTAGTAAGGGTTTTCTTGTGTTTCTGGGTCTCTTGTAAAGTTAGCAACACCACATTCAAAAGCAGTTTCACCACTTGTTAAGAATGAGTTTGATATTGTACAAACAGTTGCACCTGAGTCCATGTGGAAACCTTTACTTAAGTAATTCCAAGGTGTTCCGTCTACAGGTAAAGCTGATGCCACCCAGTTAGATGGATTTTGTGTTCCTTTATATTGTAAGAATGAATCATCAATCCCAAATTGACTTGAGAAACCTAAGTAACTTCTTCTTATGATGTCTCCAGCTGATTCGGTTGCATTTGCCGCTGAACCAAATGGAGGGTTGTATATTGTTTCTCCAGGGTAGTAATATTTTGTTTTAAATTGAGGTACTGGTGATGGATTCAATGTTGAAGCATATTCTCTTTGAGTATATCCATAGAATCCACAAGGAATTGCATCAATTGGTGCTTCATCCGCCATCTCAACCATTATATATCTTGATACTAAAGCGTACTCTCCATTAGATGAACCAATCTTCTTAGCCACAAAGTTGTTAGAACCTGGGTCCATATTACAATTTGTGAATTTTTCAATAACCACAGGGTTAGCGTCAGTGTCAAAGAAATTTCTTACTAAGACATCAAATGTCATGTTATTAAATGAAAGGTTTGCGATAGACACTTTAACTTCAGTGTTTGCTGCGTCTCCATCAGATATTGAGATAAATTTGAATAAGTTATAAACCTTATTACCTCTTAATTCTGAAACTAAGAATGGTGTACTTGGTGATTTATATTGTGTTACGTTATAAGCAATAGACTGTGGGTCTTGACTTCTAGCACCTTCAAGTGCAATTAAATCACAACTTAGACCACGAATGTAACCTTGGTTGTAAGCGTAATTTAAAGAACCAGGATAAATTTCTTCAACATATACTGGTACCTCATTTCTTGATTTACCAAAGTTATCAATTCCTAAAACTTTAGTAATATATTTAGATGAAGCCGCAGACATAGAAGTTTCAAAAGAGAAATTATCTCCGTCTTTAGTTACACCTGATACTAAGAATGTTTCAAATGGTGATTGGGTAACTCCTGAATATTGTTCAGTACAAACCATTTGTAAGTCCGTTAATCCACTAACTTCATAAACAGGACCGTGTAAATCAGTTTCTGTACTATTACTATAAAGAGAGATACCTCTTGAACGTAAAGTCGCAATAACCATATTATTATAATCTGTGTAAGCAGTACCAGAATAAACATATGAGTTACCTGTAATTGTTCCTGTGTAATTACCGTTACCTAAAGACACCAAGTTAGATACTACATAATAAAACGAGTATCCTGAATACGCATTACCTGAAGTAATATCAAAGTTTGCGTAATACCAAGGGTCGTTATTATCAGAACTTAAATCGTTTGATGTTAAATTAACAGACTCAACACCATACTCATTTATAATATTAGAATATGATAAAGATAAATTATCATAATCGGTTTCAGGGATTGAACCGTACACTACCGCAGTTGTTGCAGATAATGATGGGTCATCCATTACAGAATCTAAATTACTAGTAAAATCTAAACTTAAAGAAGATGTACTTCCATCAGATAATCTATATTGATTATTTAAATTAACTGTTACAGGTCCAGGTAATGAACCAGACGTGAATATAAATGTATTACCACTTGACGTTCCTGAAAATTCAGCGATAAACGGAGAACCAGTAGATGGATTAGTTCCGATAGTTAGTGGGTCTACGTTTGCCGTTACCTTGATACTCCAAGACGGACCAGCGTCGTATCCTGACAATCCTAAAATTCTCGTTACGAAAAGTTGATTAGATTGTTGTAGATAAGATTTGGCGATGTACGCCGCTTCGTATTTAGGGATTTGTGTATTAACAAATTTTGTAGGTTCTGTTCCCCCAAAATATGCTTGAAACTCATCGTAATTTGTGATAAATATAGGTTCGAAAGCGGGACCTTTAATTGTTTCCCCTACCAATCCTAATGTAGTTACACCCACACTCTGAGCAACAAATGATAAGTCGGTTTCAGACGTGTATACTCCAGGTGATACATATACCTTTTGATTTACTTGTGTTGCCATTCTTTAA